CCTTCAGGTGCTCCACCTTCAGCTGGTGGTGGTGCAACTTCTTCTCCACCTCCCGCAGGCGGTGGTGCGGTTTCAAATCCACCTCCACCTCCAAATGATTCTTCACCACCTGTAGTTGTTGATGCTGTTGCGGTACCTCCTGTGGTACTACCATAAAGTTTATCTATATTATCAAATAAACCTGTCTTAGTAATAACTGTAGGAGTAGCTTTAAGTTCTTCACCAACAGCTCTTTCAATTCTTTGTTGTTGTAAATCTAATCTAATTTCTTCGTCAGACCAATTGAAGATGTGTTTTTTAGCCCAAGTAGAAGATGTAGGTTGAATACCATTTCCTGGGTCTGAAACTAAATCTTTATACAATAAAACTTTTTCTTTCCATACATCAATTTTTAATAAGTCTGCTTGTGTAGATGGGTTAGACAAACCTAATGTAAAGTTTTGTAACTCGTCCTCAAACCCTAATAAGAATAAATGAACAATTGCAATTTTATTTAACTCGGCAATCATACTTTTTTGAATTCTGTTGATTGTACGAGCAAAACGAATATCTTGTAATGATAAATTTTTACCATCACCTACAACTTCTTCAAAACCTAAAAACGCTTTAGGAACACGAAGAGCTGTTAATAATTTCTTTTGGATATATTCTATATCGGCAATCTCTGATAAGTTAGTTGCACCTGGTAATGTTGTAATTGGGTCTGGTGCTGCTGGGTCACGAACAGGGATAAAATAATCTTGGTCTACAGCCATTTGGTTAAACCTCATATCAACATTTCCTGTTTTAGCGTCAACAATTTGTTCTCTTTTGAATTTGTTGGCAACACGGTTTACGTATGCTTCAACATCATCATCGTTCATGTTACCGACAAAGACTTTAAACATTCTTCTTTCAGGTGCTCTTGATGTACGATAGATTAACATTGCATCTTCAGATAACAATAATTGTTTCCATATACGTCTTGCCTTTTCTAACATGGAAGTACCATACGGAAGTTTTCGGTCATCACCTAATAATCTAAAGTGAGCTACTTCCCATGATTGGAATTCCATATTTCTATTTTTCCAAGTAAAATGAAGTGCTTTTTTGTTTTCATCTTTTTCTTGTGTAATATCCACAGTAATTTTTGCACTAACTCCAACCTCATGACGTTCAATTTCAATTGTCGGTAATTGTTGGCAACCAATAATGCCCTTTTCAGGGTCTAATTTGAGGTAAATAAAGTTATCACCATACTTACAAGTGTTTCTTGTCCACATTGGTAAGTTGGTGTTAATATCAAGTGCGTTGTTGAATAAATCGGCTAATACAGATTTAATACGTTTTGATTCAGAATAAATTTGAAGGATAAACCCATCTTCATTTGTTGTTGTAGATTCTTCAGAATATATGTCTAATGCTGCTGAAATCTCAGGAGTGTACTCCATTGATTCGTAATCGTACTGGGCAGATAATCTTGATGGTTCATAGTAAATAGCTTGAGAATATAGGTTGTTTTCAACCTTAGCCCATTGGTTTGTTAAATAAAATGTTTGTTGCGCTTGGAGTTTTTCTCTTTCATAATCATCACGATTTGGAGTACGCAAAAGTTCTTTCTTATCAAACTTAAAAGTTGGATAATCTTGTTTTAATAATGAATTAGGTCCAAATGTTTTTGACAGCCTCTGCCATACCGTAAGATTATTATCGCTCATATGTTAAATTTACTAATTACCTTGATAATATAAATAGTTAACGACCACCAAATAACCATCCATATTTTTGGTAGTCTGCCTTGGTTGCTTCACCATGATTATTCATACCATTACCTCTACCCATTTGTGGAACCATTGGATTAAAGAAGTCAGAAGAGTTCTTATTTTCATTAACCGTGGTTGCCCATGAGTTAATCATCGCTTTAGTATGGTTGGTTACTTTCTCTAAAGATTGAAATGATTTTTCTGCAACGTACAACGCCATGGAAACACCCATAATACAGTCATCATGGTGACCTTTTTGGTGGTCAGGTCTACCGTTGATATAAATAAATGTATTCATTTCATTGTATAATCTATTTGAATATACTTTAAATCCATGCCTAACATTTTCTTCAAACGCGGCAATAATTTGAACTCTTTTTGAATTAAAATTAATCCCTGGTATTTTATCATTTATTTTTGGGTCCCATTTCCACTTATTACTTGTATCAACATTATCAACATATAATCCAGCTTGATAATTTAACTCTTGTAACTTTCTTGCAGTAGAAATACCCATACCACCTGTGATATCAATAACACAATAAGCATTATACATTGTTCCCCATTTATATGCAATTTCCGCTAATACATCTGGTGGGATTTTTGCAACGTATTCTAACACTTGTTCTCTTTCATCAAAATCAATGATTTGAATACACGAGAAGTCTTCAGAATCACCTCTTGATACATCCACACCCATTACATATTTGTGACCGTTTACGGGTTCTTTAAATATCCATAATGAACCACCCATAAGTTTAGCTTGGGGCTCACGTAAAGTATTTTTGGCAATACCTTGCATCAATTCTGATTCAAATACATTATCACCCGAACCTAAGAAGTTACATTCCAATTCCTGAGCAACTTTTCTTCGGTCAAACTTTAACTTCTTAACCATACTTTCAAACCATGATGAACATGGTTTATATCCCTGACTAATGTAATCAGTTACGATTGAATGGTCTCTGTCATATGGATTTTCCATTGACAAGTTAATAATATCCTTATCAGTATATTCTTCTCTATTTAATAAAAAATGAACCAAATCGTTTGTTTTAACCATATACAAATCTTTTGTATATCTTGGGTCACGATACCAAAACATCTCAGATATTTTGAAATCATTCATATTCCTTAATGATTGGTCGTAAATCTCATAGTAAATTTGGTCATATCCGTTTGGAGTGGATACTACAATTACTTTACCCCCTGTTGATAGGGATGCCATACACGCAGACCAAAAATCTGAGTCCGCTTCAATAAACGCAGCCTCGTCAAATACAAGAATTGTTGGAGTATAACCCCTCAAAGCATCTTTTGATGTTGCAACAGCCTTAACTTCACAATTATTATTAAGTTTAAAGTGTCTTTGGGAGTTTTTTTCTTTTGAGAATGAAATACCAACCCACGCGGGCCATTGTTCAGTAAACCCTCTAACCTTGTTAGCCATCTCCATTGATGTGTCTAACTTGTTGGCAATAATAAGGATTTTTTCAGGTTTGTTCTTTTGGGCAAATGCCAATTTTTTTGATATCCAAGCGGCGGTTACTGTTGATACACCTGCCTGACGATACTTTAATGCAATGTTCTCATTGTATTTGTCGTAATCTTCAATTAAACTAACTTGGTCTGGGAATAAATCTAATGGGACGTATTTTGATACAGTATTATCATATGTCTGTAAATAAGTTCGAAGTGCGTAAGGAGTATTCCTCATGCACTTCGTTAATTCTATAATAAGTTGTTCTCTATTCACAAAATGTTATTTAGGTAATGATATACCTAAACCACCTAAAAAGTCATCTAAACCATCATCTTCATCCTCATCTGAATCAATATTTTCCTCTTCTTTGTAGTTTTCAAATTCTTCTTTCATTTGAATAGCTTCTTTCATAATTTCTTCAAATCTTGAAGTTGCTTTTCTAACTTTTGAAGAATCTTCAGAGATGGCATTTCCAATAATTTCTAAAAACTCTTGTGCTGGTATTTGGTATAACAATATATGGAACCAGTTTATTAGTCCTTTATTATCTTGGTCGTACATTTTATCGGGTAATGCAAATCTAATTTTTTCAACTATTTCAGGACCGATTCTTAATTGCATTGGTTCGTTAGATAAAATGTCTGTTTGACCTTGTACTTTTTGACGAAGACCTGGCTCTTTTGGTAGTCCATGTCTACCTTTAGCCTCTTCTAATCCTTTAATAATTTCATGACAAAGAATTGGGAAAATCATACCTGTGGCCATGATTTTTGTGTCGGGTTGTGATTCACCTTCTTCACCACCTTCTTCTTCATCGGCATCACCTAATTCAACTTTACCTGCAACACCTTGACCTGTTTGACTCATCATTTCAATCATTTGTTCCATACTAAAATATAAGAAATCATTGATTGCCATGATACCCAAATAATCTCTATATAAAGACGGGTCAATGGCATCTAATCTAGCTTTAATTTCAGGTTTTTGGAAAAGGTAGTGTCCTTTTTTTGCCGCTCCTTGAATGATTGCATTGATAATATTTCTTTTGTGTTTTTCTAACTCTAAAATTTCTTCGTCAGTTAAATCTTCAACATCAAAAGATGGAAATTCTAAAGGTTGTTCTTTTTCTTCCTCATCATCTTCTTCATCTTCAGGTTCAAATCTAAAATTACCAGTATCTGGCATACCTAAAGTTGCTTCAATTTGATACCAATCTGCAGGAACTTCGGCTTCATCTAAAGACGCTTCTTTTGCTAAATCAATAAGTTCATCCCTATGAGCAGCCTCTATTCTCATAATATTAGGAAGTTTTCTCATCATTTCTTGATAAACCATTCCTTGAACTTGTTTTGAACTTAGGTCTTGAATACCTGTAACATCTCTTAGTTTATCAGCAACTTTTTGAAATCTTTTACTAACCAATCTTTGAACATCCTGAGGACCTTTTGTCATTGCAGGATTTGTTGCGTAAAGTCCTTCAGGACTTGCTAACTTTCTTTCTAAGTTTGGGTCCATTCTTTCAGGTGTATTCCCGTAATCAATTTGTTCGTTAAATTTCTTTGCCATAAATTATTTCTTTAATAAGTTCATTATCACATCAATCACTTTATCTTTAGCCTGTTCAGGAGAAACTTTTTTTGCCTTTGGAGCAGGATTCTCACCAGGGTTTGGATTTTTACCAGGATGAGATGGTCTTGGTCTTGTATCAGGTTTTGTACCAGGTTTTGTTGGAGCTGGTTTTGTTGTTGGTGCTGATTGTTCTTTTGTTTCACCTTTTTTTGCCTTTGGAGTAGGATTCTCACCAGGGTTTGGATTTTTACCAGGATGAGATGGTCTTTTCGTAGGGTTTGTTTTTGGTTTTGTTTTTGGTTTTGTTGGAGCAGTTGTTGGTTCTGATTCTGAAATAACCTTCATTAAATCTCCTTTTGTAATTCTTGGGGGTATGTGTTTTTCCACTATTTTTTCTATTTGAGTTTCCAAGAACAAAGATACAGGATTTTTTCCTTCTTTCAATTGTTTTTTTACTTCTCTAACACATCTTTCCCATTTTCTTGATTTTTTAGGACCAACTTGTGAATGACAAATAGCCCAAGGATTTGGACCATCTTTTTCTTCCATCATTCCCATACCATCCGTTTCATCACCAAATCCGTCATCAGATGAAGGACCTATTTGATGAGGGTCTTGAGTTTCAGTATCTTTATTTGGGTCTAAAGTTACTTCTTCTTCTTCATCAAGTTCTTTTTCATAAACTTGAAATGGTTTTTTTTCACTTTTTAATTTACTAATTGTCTCAGCATCTGTTTTTGATACCATTGTTTCTTCAACAAATAATTTTTTATGTAATACATTAATTTGTGATTCAGTTAACTTACTAACTGTTTTAGATGATAAACCTTTATCTATCAATTCAAGGGCTTTTTTATTAACTTTCATATACTAATTTTTTTTCAAATTCTAAAATCAAATCTTTTTCGTAGAGTTTATCTTTAATTTCTTGCTCGGTACTTCCAAATCTAAAAACCATTCTTTTTTGTCCTTCAGATTCTTCTGTTTCCCAGGCTAACGCAACAACATCGTCTATTGCATCTATCATACAAAAAAAATCGGAGTTCTGAATCAATTCCAATTTTAAATCAGTATTTCTCAAAACTCCTACTTTCTTAATGTATTGTAATTCAGGTGGAGTTGGATAACCGTTGGAAGGTTTACTCTCCCAAGATTCTCCCCAAACATCCAAACTATCTGAAAAAATGAATTCATATAAATTATCTCCCTTATAGTTAGGACCTAGTCCGTTAACATAAGTTAAATAGCTCATATCAAATCTCCGTTTGGTGTAATTCTTACTTGACCTGTTTTAGTTTCAAAAACTAAATTCTTTTTGTTTGTAATTCCAACAAATTTAGAATTTAAATTTTCTTGTAAGAATTTTTTCGCAGATAATTCTTGTTCAATAGTCTCAGTCATTTTAACAACTGATTCCATAATCTGATTAACTACAGCTTTTTTCTTAGCAGTTTCTTGAATTTGTTTTTCTTTACCTTCTCTGATTTCTTTTTTAGAAACCTCAAAATATTTTGAAATTACTTTATCTACTTTTGATTCACCAAAGATACTATCAAAGATTGCTCCATTACCAGAATCTTCCATTTCAGATTTTCTAGTTTTTACCTTAAATGGTCTACCTGTTTTTTCCTTATAGACGTTAAACATACGTTCACCATCTCTTTTATTAAAGAAAGGTTGTTTGTCACCATATTTGTCATATAATTTTTGGAACGTATCAAATTCTTCTGTGTCAAAATCATCACCACCTATTCCCATTATATCAAAATCTTTAGCAGCTCTATCATTTTCATCATAATAGTTGTCACCCTTGAAATCTTTTCTCTTCATATTACCGAATGAACCATACATATCTTCATCCATTTCACCTTCAACAGGAACATCCATATCTGCTTGGATATCTTCAACTTCAGTATCGTCAGTCATATCTTCACCGTCCATATCATCTTCTTGACCAAAATTTTCAGTTTCATCTTCTTCAAATTTAGACATAATGTCTTCCATATCTTCCTCTGATAATGATTTTAAATCTAATGAAGATAATACCATATTAATTACATATTTAATATCTTCAGAAGTCATTCCCTCTTGACTATCAAGTGTTCTAATTTTTTGAGTTAATTTACCTGTAAGTTTTTGGATTGATTTAAACGTAACTTGGTCTTCTCCACCTTCTTCAGCGTCAACATCAATATCAACATCTTCAACGTCAGCCTCAGGTGACATATCGTCCACTTCCATATCTTCCATTCCCATCTCTTCTTCTCCTCCCACTGGTGATGGTGGTAATTCAGGTGAAGGTACTGATGGTGGTGCTGCTGGAGGTGCCATAGGTGCTTCCATTTCAGGTGCGGGAGCTGGTTTTGGTGTTTTTAATGTGAATTTTTTTTGTTCACCATATAAAGAAACACCTTCTTCATTTTCATTAAGTCTATTTAATTCACCCGCAACAAGATTTAACCTTTTAAATGCTTGTGAATATGATGAATAATATTTCCTATTTTTCATAGGTTCAATATATTCAGTTTCAGATTCTGAAATAGTTTTCTTAATAATATACCCTTGTCTTTCTCTAACAATTTCATATTTGTTTCCGTCAGCAAGAGATACTGAATATTCAGATTTTGCAGTTTCGTTGATTGTCCTTGGTATTACTTCGTTAAAACGAGCAATTTCCATGATTCTATTTAGTTTGTCTTGGCCTGTTAGTTTTTCACTACCAATTGGTTTTAAATCTGCCATATCTTTTTTATTTTATATTTTAATTATTTAATCCGTTAAAACCACCTAAGGTTATTGCGTTTAGTTGTATAATTGGTTCATTGTCTGCATTAGAAAATACGGGATGAGGAGCAACCCCATTAGCAGGACCTCCCTCTGTAATTGAACCACCACTAAAATTACCTAAAATTCCAACGGTATACTCGTATTGTGTATTTGCAGAATATGTTGCCATGTGTTTTAATTTTCTTAATAAATATACGACCGATACAAATAATTTAACTATTCTTGAATTGTTCTCTCAATAGACAATTCTTTATCCGTCTCTTTATTCACGGTATCAAATAATTTTTCTATGTGACCTGACCTTCTTAAAAACTTAAAAACCAAATTTTCATAAGATAATTCACCATCTTTTTCTAACCCAGCCTTTCTATAATCTTTAAGTTTAGTCTTAATTGTTTCTAAATCTTTACCCTCGTCAATTGAGGTATCAATCTTTTCTGTCCAAGTTTTTATCTTTTTTTCAAGTACACCTTTATCAATGTCATTCTTGAATTTTTTTGGTTTGCTAACCCATTCATCATTCATAACAGAATAAACTCCAGAACTATAATGTGGCTCTTCGGCATCTTGAGCGTATAACTCAACATCGTAACCAAAAATTTTAATATTATGTTTGTCGTTAAAAACTTGTTTTTTTAAATTAAACAATTCTTTATACAATTCACTTTGGTTTTCGTATTGTTGTAAATCAACAATTACATGTAAATCAAAATCTGAAAATTCTGACCAATTAAAATTTGCCAATGAACCTGTAAGATGAATATCGTCAACAAAAACATCATCACCTAAATAATCAATAAACTCTTCTGAAATACGCATAAGAGCTTTTCTAACCTTTGGTATCATTACCGATTTGTTAGGTTCTTTCGGATTTTCCCAAATTTTTGGGTTTAGTGTATCCTTAATTGAAAAGCTATCAAGAATTTTTTGGAAATTATTCATCCTATATAAATAGTAAGAATATTAAAGTTTTTTATATGGGTATTTTTTTGCGATATCTGTGGTAAAGAATTTACCTTGAGATTCGGCTAATCTAAGTTTTGTATAAACTTGGTGTGGGACACCATCGTATTTGTATTTTGCTCCGTTATTAAATTCAACAACTAAATCTTTTGTTTCAGTATCGTATTCAGTTGATTTAATGTTTGACGATTTAATTTCGTTTTTAATCTTCGTCCCGTTGATTTCTTCTTTTAATATTGCCATTTTTTTCTAGTGGGGTTAATTCATTTATTTTTTCCATTAATGGTTTCATATAGTTCATTAACTCAGTAAATGTAATATCAAAACCATAATCTTTAACTTGATTAAATAAAGCCTTTTGAGTGTCTCCAAATTTGTGAAATAATCTCATCATCATTGGAGAATACGTTGGTGGTTTTTCCAAATCATTTTCACTAAATCCCAATCTTTGGAATTCCTGTCTTAATTCAAGATAAGTTTCAAGTAATTCTTTGGTTCCTAACGTATCATTTAAGAATTTTTCAAATGGCTTCATGTATATAAATACAAAACCCCCACCATTTGGTGAGGGTCTCGTTTTAAGATTTCAATTTTTTCAATTGGTCTCGTAGTTCAATTGCCATTTCAAAGTTTTGTTCCTTAATAGCCCTTTTTAATTCAAGTTCAATTTTTTCAATCTCTTCTTGATTTGACTCTAAGTTTTTAATTTGGTCTCTTAATTTAACTGCCGACTCAAAATCTTCAGTTTCAATTGCCCTTTGAAGTTTAATCTTAAGGTATTCTTCTTTACTCATTTGTTTTGAGTCATCTAAATCTGATAAATCAAATACCTTATAGTAACTAGTTACTTTATATGAACCATCAGGTGATTCATAACTTTTTTCTGACCAATCTGTTTTATGGAAATCTTCCATCATTTTTTCATAACGAGCAATTAACTCGTCAAAGTTAAAATTAAAGTTTCTTTTGTTAAACATATCTTTTTGTTTTTGTAATTTTATTTTATATCTTTGTAATATCAAATTTTATTCCGACGATAAATATAAGTCGTTTTTTCATATAAGACAAATATTATATGACATTATGACATATATAAAAATATATTTATGACAATTTGTCAAGTTATTTGGATATGAACAAAATTTGTACTTACTTTGTAACACAAAAAATATAAAATATGAACGACTTAATGGACGATGACGACAAAATGATGAGTAAAAAATCAAAATCATCTGCAGATTCAAACACACCTGTATTAGACAACTTCAGTAGAGACCTAAATAAACTAGCTGAGGCGGGTAAACTTGACCCTGTTATTGGTCGTGACCGAGAGATTTTGAGGATTGCTCAAATTTTATCTCGTAGAAAGAAAAATAACCCAATTATCATTGGTGAGCCTGGTTGTGGTAAAACTGCTCTTGTTGAAGGTTTGGCAATTAAAATTGTTAATGGGGAATGTCCTCGTAACTTGATTGATAAACGTATTGTTAACCTTGACCTAACTTCAGTTGTTGCTGGTACCAAATACCGTGGACAATTTGAAGAAAGAATGAAAGTAATTATTGAAGAACTTCAGGCGAATCCAAACATCATTGTGTTTATTGACGAGATTCACACTTTGGTTGGTTCAGGTAATTCTTCAGGTTCAATGGATGGTTCAAACATCTTTAAACCAGCACTTTCTCGTGGTGAACTTCAATGTATTGGAGCAACCACATTGGATGAATTCCGTAAGAACATTGAAAAAGACGGAGCATTGGAACGTAGATTCCAAAAAGTAATTGTTGAACCATCATCAGTTGATGAAACAATTCAAATCCTTAAGAATGTTCGTGACAAATACGAAAACTTCCACAAGGTAAATTACAGTGATGAGGTTATTGAAACTTGTGTTAAGTTGGCAGACCGTTATATCACTGACCGTGAATTTCCTGACAAAGCGTTTGACATCTTGGATGAGGTTGGGGCAAGAATGCAAACTGACTTAAAAGTTCCTGATGTTATTGAAGACCTTAAAAAGAAGGCTGCAGATATCAAACAACAAAAAATTGATGTGGTTAAAAAACAAAACTACGAACAAGCAGCAGAACTTCGTGATAAAGAAAAGAAGTTGTTAACTAAACTTGACCAAGAAAAGATTAAGTTTGAAGAACAATTGGCAAAGGAAAAACAAATCATCTTGTTGGAACACGTATACGATGTTGTTTCAAACATGACCAAAATTCCTGTAAACAAAATGAGTGTTGATGATACAAAATCATTGTTAGATTTAGACAAAAACTTAATTGGTAAAGTTATTGGTCAGGACAACGCTGTTGTTAAGATTGCAAAATCTATTAAAAGAAACCGTTTGGGTATTAAAGACCCTAACCGTCCAATTGGCTCATTCGTGTTCTTGGGTTCTACAGGTGTTGGTAAAACATACTTGGCAAAACAATTGGCCAAGGAAATGTTTGGTTCTGAAGATTCACTTATCCGTGTGGATATGTCAGAATACCAAGAGAAACATAGTATTTCTAAATTAGTGGGAGCTCCTCCAGGTTATGTTGGTTATGAAGAAGGTGGATTGTTAACTGAAAAAGTTAAAAACAAACCATATTCAGTTATCTTGTTTGACGAGGTGGAAAAAGCACACAAAGATGTATTCACTGTTTTACTTCAAATCTTGGATGATGGTCATGTGACAGATAGTTTAGGTCGTAAGATTAACTTCAAGAACACCTTGATTATCTTGACATCAAACTTGGGTGTTAAGAAGTTACAAGAATTTGGAACAGGTATTGGTTTCTCTTCAAACGCATATGGTAATGAAGAAGCCAAGAAACAAATGTTAATGAAAGAAATGAAGAAATTCTTTTCACCTGAATTCTTAAATCGTATTGATGATACAATCGTGTTTAATTCTTTATCTCAAGAGGATATTAAGAAGATTACAGACATTGAATTAAAGAAGTTAGTAGTTCGTCTTGTAGACATGAAATACAACATTACATACGATGATTCGTTGGTTGAGTATCTCGCTAAGATTGGTTATGATGAATCATACGGAGCTCGTCCATTGAAAAGAGCAATTCAAGATAAAGTTGAAGACTTATTATCTGAAGAAGTTCTAACAGGTAAGATGATTGAAGGTAAAACTTATCTCATTAAAGTAGTAGATGAGGAAGTGGTTGTCCAAAAGAAAGGACGATAATTAATAAGGGGGATGAAAATCCCCCTTTTTTTATATATTTATATTTGATGAAAGAATTAATCAGAAGAATTATCAGAGAGACCGTTACAGATAAAAAAATTATTTGTGATAACTGTGAATGGTCATGGGATATTGCCGATGGTGGTGATGACTTATATGTTTGCCATAAATGTGGTCATGATAATGAACCTGTGGACAAAAAAAAATCGGATGATTTATCATCCGACTTATAACTAAAATACTAATTTATTTCTCCAATCGTAATTAACTGATTTCTTGTAGTGTAATTTATTCCCAAGGTTTTCAATCATTTTTTTACCTATATCAATTCCGTTAAAAACATCTTCAACTACCACATATTCATGTTTTGTGTGATAATTGTAATATCCAATCGAAATGTTAATACAAGAGAAGTTAAACTTACTTCTTAGGGCATATACGTCAGTGTAAGGGTGAACCATGTACTCCATATCATTTTGATTCATTCCTTCAGTCAAAACTTTATTACAAGCCTCAAAAAATTCTGTATCCCTGTCAAACAATACTTGGCCAAAACATTTTTCTGTAATCATCCAATTTTCAGGTGCGTCAAATTGAATTCCATACCCAACATTTTTAAAAAATTCTTTACTCGCTTTAAGTGAACCATGACAACCAGTTTCTTCAGATACAAAAAACGCCGCTTTAACATTTGGTAATTCTTGTAGTAAAGTTAAACAAGCAAAAACACCACATTTGTCATCACCACCAATACCAGTTGGGTTTCCTTGGTCGTTATACGCTTTGTAAGATAGTTTTTCCTCTCCTTGAGCATTGTTCAACAGTTCTTCACGAATGTTAATTGTGTCAATGTTGTGAACGGTGTCAGTATGGGAAATAACACATGGGAAATAAAAATCTTCAGGTAATTCTGATGATTCTTGTTTTGTTGCGTAAACGTTATTGTGTTCATCAACAAAATGTGGAATATTATTTTCGGTTAACCAATTAACCAAAAACGCAACCATTCTTTCTTCTTGATATGTTTTAGTTGGAACGCTTAATACGTCCTTTAGTAGTTTTAAATTATTCATGAAGCAAATATAAGAAATTTATTCTTAAACTTCAAACAAATCAAATAATTGTGGTGAATATAATAAATTGTTGAAATTTTCTTCGGATAATTTTAATCTACGCATACCCTTGAATCGTTTTTCAAGCATAATAGTAAGTTTCATATCTTCTCGGTCAAATCCTTCAACTTTAAATGAAACGTTCTTATCAATAGGTAATTTATTCCATTTATTTAATCCAAATTTTTTAACAATTCTATTTCTAAACCCTAAAAACTCTTTAATTTTCTCTCCACCAGCGTCTTCATCCTCATCAAGTTTTTCTAAAATTTTTTCAAATTGTCTTTCAATAACGTTATTAAACGCGTTTGAATCAAAATTATCATAATCTTGATATTCATATGAATTTTCCAGCCAACCACCTAATCTTCCAGTACCTGAATATTCAATTATTTGATTAAATAAAGATATTATATCTATTTTTGGTAGTTGTAATCTTGCAGACCACATTAATAAATTGGCCGCGGTAGTTGCAATTTGGTCGTAATCTCTAAAAAGTACAAACCCAATAGATTCCAAAAAACTATTAATTTCTTTTTCAATTGATGTTTGAGCGGTTGTTAGCATCTCACTATTCTTTTCGGAAGCATAATCACCAAGAATCCAATCTATTTCATTATCAAATAAACTTAATAATGTTTCCGATAATCTAACTCTATATTCGTCGTTATCCAAATCAAATTCATCTCCAGGTAATATTAATTCGGCAATTTCTTTTAACTTTTCCTTATTTTCTTCATTAAGTTCACCATAGACTACATAACCTTCTTTAAAATCTTGTTCTATTTGATATGAATCCATAAATTCATAACCACCATAACTTGAATTGATGGCACTTAAAAACCATTGGTCATCTTCAGAGATATCTAAAGCTTTAAAAAACTTGTTATCTTTATCAAAATCAATTACAATGGTACTTTGACCTAATGGGTCTGAAGGTTTAACCTTAAGAATTGCTTTGTCAGAGTCTTCCAATTCACGATAATCAATTTTACCTCTGGTAAACTCTCTAAGTGATTTAATAAATTCACCAACACCTATTAAATCATCAATTAAATCATTTTGACTTGGGAAAGTTTCTCTTAAATCATCCAAAGAAACTAAAATATCTTGAGCGTTATAAACTTCGGTTTTTCTATCTTCCGTGTTTCTATACAACGCCATTTTGGTATTTTCCTTTTTATTGATAAAATAATATAAAAGACCTGATTTAGTATATTTTTCAAAATACCCCGAACCTGCCTTATTTGTTGTACACCATTTTGTGTTTGCACCATAATAACAAGATGCTGCATAAGATTTTGGTCTAATAACCAAAACATCATCATCTTCATATAACTTTTCAGCTT